GTCTGGTGCGGACTTGATCGCTGTCACGGCGATGAACCCGACAAGCCATCAATCAAACATCAGCTTCATTAACTCACTGATTAAGACAACATCAGCATACGCTAGGGATAGGCGCATTCAGCCCGAGGTGTTAAGCGAACTTGATGCTCGCATCCGCACGGCTGCGGCTGGGGGCGACCCCGCGCTGGAGCGCCTTGAGCGGTTTCCTGGCTTTGAAAGCCCAAACTTGCAAGAGTTTATCAACAGCGCAAGTTTCCAAGAGCGCAGCCGGATTGCTGACATCATCGGCAGCAAGGGCATGCAAAAGCAGGGCATGCCAAACGTCAACCGCGTCCTGCAGGAAACTGTTGACCCTCGTTATGCCGGATCAAACCCGCGTGACACGCTTTTGTTTATTGAGCCTGACTTTAGCGCGCCACCTGTTGACTTGGCGGCTGAAGGGCTGCCAGTTCACCCGAGTTATCGCTACGGCATTCGTGGCCGCGTCTTCGGCTCCCTCGATCAGAACATCTCGACCTTTGAAATGTTCCCAGATTTTTGGGGCGAGAAAAACATCCGCGCGTTTGGGTCAGAGTTCAACACTGGTGGCCGTCGCGCGTTTGACATGTCGCTTCCAATCCAAGAAGTAACCGGCAAGCAGGTTGAGAACCTGGAGCGTTTGTTGCAGTCGCAAAGCAACCAGTTCCCCGTCGGGTCAGCAATGCGATTGTCGCCGATCGACACAAGGATCGTGACGAACTCCTTGCTTGATAAATGGAAGCCGACGACGGTTTCTGTAAAGTCTGGCGGCGCATCTCCGCAGGCGTTTGTTGATGCCGTTGCGAACAACAAATACAAGCCTGCCTTGACTAATTACACGGCTGCCGACATCAAGCGGGGCGCGAAGACTGGTGACCTAACTGTCTACCAGCTTGGCGACGATGACGTTTTTTTCGGTGTTGATGCCAAGCCAGACTATTCTTGGGCGGGTGTTGAGATGATGCCGGGCGACAAGGCCTTGGTCGGTGTGGTCAGCAACGCGCCTGGCGCAAGAGGAACGGCAGCGCCGAGCGTCATGGCAAAAGCGATTGAGGACGGCGTCACGGTTCTGGACGCTTTCGCTGTTCCGTCAAAGCGTTTCCCTGATGGTTTCCTGCCACAATACTACCGGAAATTTGGCTTTGAAGAGGTCGGCAAGGTTCCCTTTGACAAGGAAATGTATATATCTGAGCATGGGGAGCAGGCATACAAAGACCTATTAGCCGCTTGGAAGTCAGACGGATGGGACGAAGACATGGGCATGCCGCCCGTCATCGTCATGAGATGGAGTGGAAACGATGCAGACAGAGCAGCAACGGCGGCAGGCATTCGTGGAGCAGGTGCGCCGAGTCATCGGGCCGAGCCTGAAGGATTTATCCCAGAGGCAGAAGGACTTGTTGGACGCGGGGGTGAGCGACCTGTATCGACTGAACCGCCCGGTGTCGGACGAGGAGCTTCTGGGGGAGTTGGAGTTAGTGACGGACTTCGTCTCGCCCCAGGGACAGGAGAGGCTGCAAAAGGCATATTGGGACTTACGCCTGAACAACTCAGAAACCGGGGCATCCCGGAAGAGCAAATTCAAGAACTGATGCGGCGGCGTGACGTCGGTCAATGAAACTCAACATCCAGACACCGCGCTGGTCGGCACCGATCCTTGAGCGCGAGAATGCCCGCTACATCGGGGCGCATGGAGGACGCGGATCTGGAAAATCGTGGTTCTTCGCCGAGTGGATTGTCGAGCGCTGCGTGATGCGCCGCACCGACGTCGTCTGCGTGCGCGAGGTGCAGAAATCTCTCAAGCAGTCGGTCAAGAAGCTGATCGAGAATAAGATCGAGGAACTGGGCGTCGGGCATCTGTTTGACATCCAGCAGGCCGAGATTAAGTGCCCTCACGGCGGCGTGATCATCTTTCAGGGAATGCAGAACCACACGGCGGACAGCATCAAGTCGCTGGAGGGCTTTGACATCGCTTGGGTTGAGGAGGCGCAGTCGATCAGCCAGTTCTCGCTGGACCTTCTGCGCCCGACGATCCGCAAGCCTGGATCGCAGATGGTGTTCTCATGGAACCCGCGCTTTGACACTGATCCGATTGAAGGCCTGCTGCGCGGTAAAAACGCGCCGCCCGACAGCGTGGTGGTTGAGGTCAATTACCAGGACAATCCGTGGTTTCCTGACGTGCTCCGCGAAGAGATGGAATACGACAAGCGCCGCGACCCTGACAAATATCTGCATGTCTGGAAGGGCGAATACGTCCGCAACAGCGAGACCCGCGTGTTCAAGAACTGGACGATTGACGAGTTCGAAGCGCCCGACAATGCGATCCACCGCCTGGGCGCGGACTGGGGTTTCGCCACCGACCCGACCGTCGGCATCCGCTGCCACATCGTGGGCCGCAAGCTGTTCATTGATTACGAGGCCTACCAGGTGGGCTGCGAGATCGTGGACACGCCTTCGCTGTTCATGACGATCCCGGAGTCCGAGCGCTGGCCGATGGTGGCTGACAGCGCGCGCCCAGAGACGATCAGCCACATGCGCAAGAACGGCTTTCCGAAGATCATGCCTGCGGTCAAAGGACCGAAGTCGGTCGAGGAAGGGATTGAGTGGCTCAAGTCGTTTGACATCATCGTTCACCCGCGCTGCCAGCACACGATCGACGAACTGACGCTCTACAGCTACAAGACCGACCCCGACACGGGCAAGGTGCTGCCGGTGCTTGAGGACAAGCACAACCACGTCATCGACGCGATCCGATACGCCTGTGAGGGCGCGCGCCGGGCAAATAGCAGCAAGCCAAAGACGGCCCGTCCGGTGGCCAGCGTGATGCCTATGGCGCGGTGATTGTGTTCTTTATCAAAATACCGTATAATTCGGGCGGATTATCCTGCGAGGCAAACCCGTGGCGCGATTGACAAAAGATCAGAGGCTGGCGAACGCGCATTACGAGGCGCTGATCGAGTTTGACAGCATCCAGTCCGCGATGCGCGATGAGCGGCTTCAGTGCCTGCAAGACCGCCGGTTTTACTCCATTTCAGGGGCGCAGTGGGAAGGCCCGCTCGCTGACCAGTTTGAGAACAAGCCCAAGTTCGAGGTGAACAAAGTTCACTTGTCTGTGATGCGGATCATCAACGAATACCGCAACAACCGCATCACGGTGGACTTTATCAGCAAGGAAGGCAACGAGGACGACAGCCTCGCCGATGCCTGCGATGGTCTTTACCGTGCAGACGAAGAAGACAGCACTGCCGACGAGGCTTACGACAACGCTTTTGAGGAAGCTGTTGGCGGCGGTTTTGGGGCTTGGCGCTTGCGCAACCAGTATGAAGATGAATACGACGACGAGGACGACCGCCAGCGTATTAGGATTGAGCCGATCTACGACGCGGACAGCACGGTGTTCTTTGACCTGAACGCCAAGCGCCAAGACAAAAGTGACGCGCGTTCGTGCTACGTGCTGACCGCCATGACGCGGGAAGCCTACATCGAGCAGTATAACGACGACCCGACGTCCTGGCCGAAGGAGATCAGCGAGCAGTTCTTCGACTGGTCGACGCCCGACATGGTTTACGTCGCCGAGGTCTACAAGATCGAAGAGCGGAACGAGACGATCCGCATTTTCCAAACCATCGACGGCGAGGAAGAACGCTACAGCCAAGCAGACTTCGAGGACGACGAAACGCTCGAAGAAACGCTGGCGGCTGTTGGCACGATCGAGGTGCGCCAGAAACGCGTGAAGCGCCGCAAGGTCCGCAAGTATCTCATGAGCGGCGGCGGCATCCTCGAGGATCACGGCTACATCGCCGGAACCGAAATCCCGATCGTTCCGGTATATGGAAAGCGCTGGTTCGTGGACAACGTCGAACGGTGCATGGGCCATGTGCGCTTGGCCAAGGACGCGCAGCGCCTCAAGAACATGCAGCTTTCCAAGCTTGGCGAGATCAGCGCGCTAACGCCGATTGAAAAGCCCATCTTCATGCCTGAGCAGGTCGCCGGTCACGAAACAATGTGGGCCGAGGACAATTTGAAGAACTATCCCTACCTGCTGGTCAATCCGGTGCAGGACGCCAACGGCAATGAAATGGCGTCTGGCCCCATCGGCTACACCAAGCCGCCCCAAGTTCCTGCCGCGCTCGCTGGCCTGTTGCAGATCACCGAGCAGGACATGCAGGACATTCTTGGCCGCCAAGAGGCTGGCGAGGAAATGGTTTCGAACATCAGCGGCAAGGCCGTGGAACTGATCCAGTCGCGCCTGGACATGCAGTCCTTCATCTACATGAGCAATATGGCCAAGGCTGTGAAGCGCAGTGGTGAAATCTGGCTTTCGATGGCGCGCGATATTCTGGTCGAGCCGGGCCGCAAGATGAAAGCCGTTGGAATGCAGGGCGAATTGTCCACCATTGAATTGGGCCGCCCGATCTTGGACGAAGAGACCGGCGAGATCGAATACGAAAACGATCTGTCCAGTGCGAAGTTTGATGTGGCTGTTGACGTCGGCCCGTCGTCGTCCTCGAAGCGTGAAGCAACGGTGCGCGCTTTGGTCGGCATGATCCAGATCAGCCAAGACCCCGAGACCCGCATGGTTCTTACTGCGATGGCGATGATGAACATGGAGGGCGAGGGCATCGGCGAGGTGCGCGATTACTTCCGCACGAAGCTGGTGCAAATGGGCGTAATTGAGCCGACCGAGGAAGAAGCTGCGGAAATGATGGCCGCCATGCAGAACCAGCAGCCTGACCCGCAGTCTCTCTACCTCGAAGCAGAGGCTGCGAAGGCCCAGGCGCAGTCGGTCAAGGCCCAGGCTGACACAGAATACACTATGGCGCGCGCCGAAGAGACGCGGGCCAAGACGATTGAGACACTAGCCTCGGTCGAAAACGATCAACGCGAGAGCGCGGTGAAAACCGCGAAGAACCTGCAAGACATTGTGCAGGGCGCGAACGAGATGCGGCAACCACCCAGCCGCACATAACGTGGGTGAGAAAATCACGAGGGTCTAATGACTAAACTGGCAGAGGAAATCGACGAAGAAACCATCGCGGATGCTTTCGAAGCAGAGGAGCCGGAAGCTGAGATCAAGGACGAACCGGAGCAGGCCTCCGAAGAAGCCGAAGATAACAGCGACACCGAGGCCGAAGCGGATGACGCAGACGAGGA